ATTCATTGCTTACTTTATTTTTGGCAAGGGTATTCGCAATTAATATGTAATCTTTTTTAATCATTTTTTTATCTTTGGTTTAACGCTATTAATAGACTTTAAATATTGCCTGTTCTTATGCTCAATATAATTAATATTATGCTTTGCAATAATGATACCAATACAACCGAGCATTATTAATAAAAATAAATAAAATAATTCAATCATTTTATATTCTCACTAATTGCTTTTAATAATTCTGTATAATTTGGAATTATTGTTTTTATTTCTTTAAGCGTTTTTGTTTTTAAATTGTTTTCACTCATAGCTAATATTAAAAACACGCTTAATATTTTATTTAAGTTTTTAAAATTTGAATTAATGTTTTTTAATTCAGTATTATTTTGATTTAATACTTGTTGCATTTTAACAAGCGTTAAATCTCTCAAGTTTTCTGTAGTCATTTTTTTATACCTCTTTTATAAGTTGATAATGAACTCAATATATATGCAAAATTTGCATAGGTCAAGTCTAAGGTATGCAATTATTAGATATCTAGTTTTTGCATAGGGTTATTAGGTATGCAGAAAACACATAGCTAGTATTTAAGCTATGCAATTTTAACAGCGACAGATTGGCACAAATTAACAGCTGTTAAGACAATTACAGGTTGTAAAAAAATTAAATTATTTTTAATAATTAATTGACCTAACTATTAAAATGACTATTATAAATATTAATGATTTGTTTAAAATTAATAATAAATATTAATGACAAATCTATTTTAAAGGTAAAACATGACTAAAAACGACACAAAAAAAACAATGATTAAAGAAATAGAAAACAAAGAAACTGAAAGTTTTTTAAATTCTTTAAAATCTAATGAGCCATTAAAAAAGATATTATTTTTGGCAAAAAATGTATCAAAGCAATTAATGGTTGATATCGTTCCAAAAATGGCAAAAAATGTTAATGAATTAATGATAGAGATTAATTCTGGCAATAAAACAAGTCTTAAAGATTGGAATACAATTAAATTTTTAAGACAGCATTTATACAATCTAGCTAGTTATGACAGACAAAAAAATGTTAATTCAGCATTTGAGATGGCAATAACTAGGGCAATTAAATTAGCAATTATGATGTATGATAACAAAAATGAGTTTTCAGTTGAAAATGATAATTCAGTTTTAATTATGTCTAAAATTGCAACGCCATTTATTGATGTTAAATTAAAGGGGCAAAAATCTGGTACTAAAAAAGTTAAGAATGAAAGTACAGATTTAGTCGAGGTTAATACAGGAACTATCGACAAGGTTTGGAATATTAAATATCCAAGCGTTGTAAGTACTAGGTCATCAAAAACCAAAGACACTAAAATCAATTTCCAACAATTATCTAGTCAATTTTTAAATGAGTTGGAAAGTGTCTACAAATTAGCTAACAAAAAAGATTACAATAGATTGTTAGAATTAGTTGATGAGAAAACTATTGAGAACTTAGGCAATATCTCAGCATTATTAGAGGACAGATTAATTCGTAGTGAATATATTAATGCTACTGAAAACTTGAGTGTATCTGGTGATGTTAAAAAGACAGCTTAGTTAATACTAGCTAACCTTTAAAAACCCCTAGTTTATGGCTAGGGGTTTTTTTTTGTGCCTGTTATAAACCTGTTTTTATATTTGATTTACACTAGGGGAATATAGGTACAAATTTTCACACTATCCCCCCACATTACAGCTGTTAAACACCAATAGCCCCCAAGGATACCCTAGCTATCCCCTAGCCATAACTTAGGGGATATTTATTTTTTACAAAATTATACTTGATTACCCCTTGGGGTACGCAGGGGGCATGGGGGGTGGGTATATACTTATATACGTAGGCACCAGAAAATCCCTGATGTGACTGTTAACTACCTCTGGGCCAGAATATAGGGGATATTATTCTGATAAAATACTAGTAAATCCCCTGACCATTCCCTAAGGTATCCCCTAGGGGGAATGTACGAGTAGGTACCCTATACATATAAAGCCTCCCCCAGGGGTATATTTCTATTATACACCTCATATTCAATTTTGTCAATGGTAAAATTAAAAATAATTAAAAAAAAGTACTTGACAAAATTGTAATACTAGCTATAATTATATAATATAAGCTAAATATAAATTAAAGGGACACACACGTTCAAAGTATAACAACATAAACAGGGTCATCACTAATTTATATTTAAACAATTGGTACCAATTAACAACTTTAAGGTAAAAACAATGGCAAAAGAAAAGAAATACGGACAATCAAATCTCTATGATGAAGCTCCTATGAGCTATGATCAGAGAATGGACGTAACTAGAGCCAAAAGAAAAAACAAAGGTAGCTTTTTTGATAGATTAATGTCTGGTTCTAAGAAAGTCAAAGAACGTGCAGAGGAAAAAGCTAAGTCTAAGTTTGATTCTGACGTAAAAATGGCTAGAGCTAAGTCTAAGTTCCAAGAAAAAGCTAATTCAAGTGATTCATCTGCTAAACCAAAAGGTGAATCTAAACCAAATACTTTTAAATCAGCATTTAGTTCTGCTAGAAAAGCAGGCAAAGGTACATTTATGTACGAAGGTAAAAAATATTCAACAGTAACTAAGGATGATATTAAGAAATCTCCTTATAAAACTTTAAAAGAATATCTAAATGCTAAAAAAAAGTCAAAGTAAAGAGGTAAATACACTTCCATTTAAAGAATTTATGGAAGTTATTAATGCAAACAATGGATTCTTCTATAATTCCAAGTCCAAAGAAAAACTTAACCGATATGCAGGAAAAGTTTCTCGAAGTATTGTTCGGGGAAGCAAAGGGAGATCCAAGAGTAGCAGCTGAGATTGCAGGATATGCTAAACACAGTTACCCTAAAGTTGTTAGAAACCTAAAAAAAGAAATTACAGAATTAGCAGAGAATCACCTATCCACACATTCTGCTAAGGCAGCAACCAGACTCACCGATTTGCTAGACGAAGATGGTACAACTCCACATGCAAACATCCGTCTAGCCGCTGCCACTCAATTACTAGACAGAGTTGGTATCGTAAAAAAAGATCAACTAGATATTAATATGAAAGCAGTCCATGGTATATTCATACTGCCAGCAAAAGATGGAACCGATCAAGATCAAGAGAAGAGCTAGAACGATTCCATTTGGTTTTAAACAATCTGATAATCCAGATTACATTGAACCAGTTAAAGAAGAATTAGAAGCACTAGAGCAAGCTAAGAAATATTTAAAAACTTGTTCACTTAGAGAAACAGCTCAATGGCTTCACAGAAAAACAGGTAGATACATTTCACATGTCGGACTTAAAAAACGAGTTGAACGAGGTAGCACCTCCGAAACCCAAGAAGAAACCGAAACGACAGAAAGCTAAACAATCTGCCAAACAAATTCTAGCACGCACACGTAAGAAAGTTGCAACAGCAGAACAATCACTACGTTCTGCTAAACGTCACGCAGAAAATGTTAAAAATAAACTGTTAACAATTAACAAAGCGTTAGACGGAAAAGAAACACAACTCCTTACAGAAGATGTAATAGATAGTGCTCCTAAGACAATACAAGAGCATGTAAAATCGCAAGACGTTATCTTCAAGCCAAACGGTGGCCCACAGACAGAATTTCTTGCAGCTTCCGAAAGAGAAGTATTTTACGGTGGAGCAAGAGGTGGAGGCAAGTCTTATGCCATGCTAGTAGACCCACTTCGATATTGTTCCAAGGCTCATCACCGAGCACTGTTAATAAGACGTACAATGCCAGAGTTAAGAGATTTAATTAGTAAGTCTCAACTATTATACTCAAAGGCATATCCAGGAGCAAAATGGAGAGAACAAGAAAAAGAATGGCGATTTCCCTCGGGAGCAAAGATCGAGTTTGGTTACGCAGAGAACATGACAGACGTTTTACGTTACCAAGGTCAATCGTACACATGGATAGGAATAGACGAACTTCCACAATATCCTTCGCCAGATATATATAACTTTCTAAGATCTTCGCTAAGATCGGTAGATAAAGATATACCTGTTTATTTAAGAGCAACAGGTAATCCAGGGAATGTTGGTTCCCAATGGGTTCGAGAAATGTTCGTAGAACCTGCAGAACCAAATACAGCTTTTAACGTAGGGATAGATACACCTAATGGTAAGAAGTATATTACCAGAAGATTTATTCCAGCTAAGTTACAAGATAACCCTTATCTGATGCAGACTGATGATTATTATATCATGCTTGCATCTTTACCTGAAGTACAACGTAAACAATTCCTAGATGGAGATTGGGATGCATACGAAGATTCAGCGTTTCCAGAATTTAATAAAACGACCCATGTGGTCGAACCTTTTGAGATACCTAGAGGCTGGTACAAGTTTCGTGCTGCTGACTGGGGTTATTCTTCTCCTGCTTGTGTTCTATGGTTTGCTGTTGATTACAATAACAATCTATGGATCTATAGAGAATTATATACGAAGAAAGTAACGGCAGATTATTTCGCAAGAAATGTATTGAGCCTAGAGCAAGGAGAACATATACATTACGGGGTCTTAGACTCCAGTACATGGGCAAGAAGAGGTGATGTGGGCCCAAGCATTGCAGAAACAATGATACAGCAGGGATGCCGTTGGAGGCCCTCAGATAGATCACCTAAGAGTAGAATTAATGGTAAACTCGAAATACATAAAAGATTACGAGTTAATGATGAAGAACCAGGTATTAGGATATTTAAAACCTGTAGAAATTTAATAAGAACAATGGGTATGCTACCTACAGATTCTAAAAATCCTGAAGATGTAGATACTAACGCAGAAGACCATGCATATGATGCATTAAGATATGGATGTATGAGTAGACCTACACATCCTAAATATGCAGATAGATTTAGAACATTCTTTAGACAGAATGATTTTCATGCTGCAGATGATAAATTTGGATATTAATGCCACTAAATAAAAAAGGTAAAAAAATTAAAAAGGCTATGGTAAAACAGTATGGCAAGAAGAAAGGCCAATCTGTTTTTTATGCTATGGAAAATTCTGGTAAACTAAAAGATGTTAAAAAGAAAAATTCCAGAAATAAATAAAAAAAATTTTCCCTATGACTTAGTAGTCGCTTACTGGGAGGATATTGTTGGATCATGCGAATGGTCTGATATACCAGATATAAAAAAAGCTAAGACTGCAATATGTTGTAGTTTTGGTTGGCTTGTAGAACAGAATGAAAAGACTACAGTCATCATGGCAGATTTTATATTTGAAGATAGCGGATCTATAAAGCAAGGTGGTGGGCATACAGTAATACCTACCAAAAATATATTAAAGATTAAAAAAATAAAAATATAACAGGAGACAGCAATGGAAGCAAAATTTGATCCAAAAGCTAAAGTTAAACAAGGTCAGTTAAGTGATGCACCTGAAGGCAAACAGCCTAACAGGCCACATAATACTATTGACTTTTCTCAACATACTCACAGAAAACAAGAACCATTTGCGTATGATGTAGATGTTCCTACTAAATCTGGATCAGAGCATGTTGAAGATTCATTGTTTAAAATGGCAGATGAAAAAGACTATTAATGAGTCTTGGAGCTAAAAGTAATTATATACCTGTAGTTTATGCAGGAACAAAAAAAAAGAAATACAATAAGAAAAATGGAAAAAGAAAAACAACTAGACAAAGATCTAAAAAAAGCTGAGTTAAAAAAAGACGCAGCTTTAGCTAAAGATCCAAGTGTATTTAAACAAATAGGTATTGGTTTAAAATACAGAAAAGATCAAGGGCTAGCTGTACTAAAAGATAAATCAAAAAATATTTTAAGTAAAGGTAAAAATAAAATTTACGGACAAATAGATTTATTAAAAAATAAAATAGACTAGGAGGATAACAACATGATGAAAAGATATATGCACGGAGAACTTGCACCAGATACACCTAAAGCATCTAATGAGCCAATGGCTATAGATCCTAATTCAAAAGTAACTCAAGGAGCTACTTCTGGAGATGGTAACGATGCAAAAGGTAAGTCAAAGTCAAAAGTAGATCCAGCAATTTTTAAAATGGCTGAAGAAAGAGATTATTAATGACTGTAAAATCTACACAAGAAACTAAGTATATTCCTTCAGAGATTAGAAAAACTAAAGGAAAATTTAAAGGTAGATATGAAAGCAGTAAAGATAAAATAGATAATTTAGAGTACGGCACTAAAAAATATGCTATTCAAAACTTTAATAATAATGCCAACATTACATTAGATGCTCTTCAACAAGGTTTAGATCTTTCACAAAGTGATATTAATATACTAAGTAAACAGTATAAAAAAATTAAAGAGTTAGGAGGATCAACTGAAGCTGCGGATAAAAAACTTAATAAAATTAAAATGTTTTATAAAAGTAATGAAAATTTAAAAAAGAAAGGCAAAGATCCTTTTGTTGAAAATCAACAATTTGATACATAAATATGGACGAAGAAGAAGAAAATAAAAATGGCGGCTACGAGGCCGAGGGTAATGCTTTAGTTGGATATATCCGAGAAAAATTTCAACAAGCTGAAACATCTAAGATCTACGATGAAAAGAGATGGTTAAAGGCTTATAGAAACTACAGAGGATTATACGGACCAGAAACTGCTTTTCGTGAAAACGAGAAATCAAGAGTATTTGTAAAAGTTACAAAGACAAAAGTTCTTGCTTCATTTGGGCAGATAATAGAAGTATTATTTTCTCAAGGTAAGTTTCCTTTAGGTGTATCACCTACATCTGTACCAGAAGATATAGCTGAAAGAGCACACTTAGATCCAAAAGATCAACAGCAACCAGAACAGCCAGATCCTTATGGATTTCCTGGTGATGGTGCTAGTATACCTCCTGGGGCTACAGTAAATGATTTGATGAAAAATTTAAATCAAGATTATGAAAATCTTGGTTTTAAAGAAGGCCCATCATATACAGGTGCTCCACAGATAGAGCCAGCTAGAATGGCTGCAGAACAAATGGAGAAACTAATACACGATCAGCTTGAAGAAAGTAGAGCTATCACTATTATGCGTCATGTATTTTTTGAAATGGCACTAATGGGTACAGGTATTTTAAAAGGTCCATTTACAGATACAAAAGATTATAATTTATTTTCTACAGCAGAAGATGAGGATGGTAATGTAACAAGAGTACAAGCTACTAAAACAAAAGCTATACCATCTATAGAAGCTGTATCATGTTGGGATTTTTATCCAGATCCAAATGCTACAACTATACATGATTGTGATTATGTAATTCAAAGACACTCTTACAATAAAGCACAGTTTCAAGACCTAGCAGATAAACCTATGTTTGATAGTCAAGCTGTTATGGAATGTTTAGAAATGGGTCCTAATTATCAGACAAGAGGATTTGAATCTTCTTTGTATGATAGAGAAAATATACAAACAATTTATAAAAATAGATTTGAAGTTTTAGAATATTGGGGTATAATAGATAGAGAGCTTGCAGATGAATGTGGGCTATCTTATACTGCTGATTCAGATGTTATACATGTTAATGTTTGGATATGTGGTAACAAAGTTTTAAGAATGGTTGAGAATCCATTTACACCAGTTAGAATACCTTATTTAGTTTGTCCTTACGAATTAAATCCTTATCAATTCTTTGGTATTGGTATTCCAGAAAATATGGAAGATTCTCAAATGGTTATGAATGGTCATGCAAGAATGGCTATTGATAACTTAGCACTAGCAGGTAATTTAGTATTTGATGTAGATGAAACTATGCTAGTACCAGGTCAAGATATGAAAGTATTTCCTGGTAAAATATTTAGAAGACAAAGTGGTCAAACAGGACAAGCAGTACATGGATTAAAATTTCCTAATACTGCATACGAGAATTTACAAATGTTTGATAAGTTTAGACAGTTAGCTGATGAAGCAACTGGTATACCTTCATACTCACACGGAGCAACAGGTGTACAATCTACAACTAGAACAGCATCAGGCATGTCAATGCTTATGGGTGCTGCAGCATTAAGCATTAAAACAGTAGTTAAGAATATTGATGACTATTTATTAAAGCCCCTAGGACAATCATTGTTTCATTGGAATATGCAGTTTAATGATGATGCTCCACATATAATAGGTGATCTAGAGATTAAAGCACAAGGCACTTCTTCTTTGATGCAGAAAGAAGTAAGATCTCAAAGACTAATGACATTCATGCAAACAGCAGCTAATCCTGCACTTGCACCTTTTGTTAGATGGCATACTTGTTTAAAAGAGATTGCTAAGTCTTTAGATATTGATCCAGATCAATTAATTAATGATCCAGAGAAAGCTGCGATCTATGCACAAATAATGGGAATGGCAAATGGAAATCAAAACAATACAGCCCCTGCTGGAGGACAAAGTCAAATGGGGCCAACTCAAGACGTACCTACAGGAGCTTCGCCTACAGATCCATCAGGAGCTGGAGGTGGCAACATCGGAACAGGCAATGTACCGATGCCAGGGGAAGCTGGCTTTAGTGCGGCAAATACTCAACCTAGAACAGGCGAACAGACAGAGCAAAACTAATTATGACAATTAAAACATTTGATCCAAACAGAGTTGGAGGTGGAACTTTTCAACTAGAGCAAGATAGCACAGGTGCATACACAATAAAAGAAGTTGGATTTGTAAAACTTCCTGATTTAAAATTACCTGAGATAGATCAAGCAGCCTATACTCCACCAGATACTGATGATGATGATACAACTCCAGATCCATGCCCACCTGGATTTAAATTAGTTGATGGTGTATGTCAAAGAATTCAAACCTCTGATGGCGGTGGTGGTGGCGGAGGTCAAGATCAAACTTTTACAGATTTTGACTACACTGGCACAAAAGAATATCAAAATATTCAAGATGAAGCTACTAAGTTTGCAAAACAAGATACTGGTATAGACAGAACAGATATTAATCAAGGTGCTATAAAAATGGAAACATTACCATCTAGTAATATACAATTTGCACAAGAAGCATATAATCAAGCTAAATCAAATTATGATAATTTATCT